ACGAAGGGGAACCCCTGTCCGCCGTCCATCATGAACAGGAGGCGGTGGCGGTTGCTGCACATCTTGCCGGAGCCGTTCCTGCCGGATCCGAACTCGTTCATCGGGCATTTCTCGCAGAGACCGCCGTACCCGAGTTCGGGGTCATAGGTGGCGCTGCCGGTGACTCCGTCCTGCGAGTAGCAGTCCGGCGCGGCGTTCGCCTCGGTCTGCTCCTCGACCGACTTGAGGTACAGGCGGTTGACCGGGTGGTGGCCGATGACCACGCCGCGGACTTCCTTGACGGTGATCGGCTCGTTCGGGTCGTCGGTCGGAACCTCGAACACGATGGTCCCACCGGCGGGGATCTTGATGCGCGGGAGCTGGATCTGCCCGAGGCCGTTCATCTCCTCGGTCATCGCCTCGTGCAGCTCCTGGTCGCTGAAGGTCGCCTTGGTGGCGAGCTCCTTGGTCTGCGTCTCCGCGACCATGTCCATGATGCTTCTCTCGTCGTTTGCTGGCATGATGACCTGCCTTTCTATCGAGCGTCCTTGCGCATCGATACCTTCTTCGCCCTGTAGATGTTGACGTACGGCAGCATCCACTTGGGCAGTTTCCCCTCGTTCTGTTCGAGCAGCTCGCGCGTGGTCGCGGAGAGCGTCTGTGCGTTGATGGTCTTCTTGATCAGACCTCCGAGTCCGTGCTTCGGGAAGACTCGGAACGCCTTCTCCTGCATCTCGGCCCAGATGGAGGCGCGGATCTTGACATCGGGCCGGAAGGTGTAGCCGTCCACGGAGATGCGCTCGATCTCGGACTCGAGCATGATGTCGTGGATCTTGAGCTCCAGAGCGTCGACCTTCTCGTCGACGATTTTCTTCTGGTACTCGACCGCCTCGAGCGCGGCCTTCTCCTTGATGATTTCCGCGCACAGTTCGCGGAGGCTGAGTCCCTCGTACATCTAGGCTTCCTTTCTCTTGGCGTAAGTGCCAGGTGCTGGCTTCGGTGCGAGCTTCACGGTCGGCTTGTCCTTGTCATATGGTCTCTTCGCCGGAGCCTTCTTCCCGAACTTCGCCTGTCGGATCCTCTGGGCCTGTCCTTCGTTCATGCTTCTCCTTTCCTACTGCATCGCGTCTCTGATTGCGACCCATATCCTCGTGGCCTCTTCCGAGGTCAGACCGACGATTTCAAGCGACACCTCGCACTCCATGGGAGCAGGGGTGAACTGCCGGTAGGCCCTCCCGAAGGAAGTCACCTCCAGAGGGTTCGAGCAGAACCTCACGGTGGAGCTCTTCACGAAGCCATGCTCCCCGACCTGGAACCCGACGGGAACCCATTGCGTTCCGCAGAACGGACACTTCCGGTCCACGAGGGCCGCCCCGCAGTTCGCGCAGTTCGTCCGCTCGTACTTGACCATGCGCCGGCCCGGAGGCGTGACCGGAGGAATCATCGTCGCCATCGTCCTATCCTTTCTCCTTCAGCAGGGACCGCCAGTTGTCCACGACCAGGTCGGCCATGCTCTTCTTGCTCTGGAGGATGTCGAGGACATCCTCATCGACCGTCTTCTCCGCGACCATGTAGATGTAGGTGCATCGGTTCAACTGCCCGATGCGGTGGATCCGCGCCCTCGCCTGTTCGTGGTTCGCATACGAGTAGTCGCAGCTATAGAAGATTGCCGTGTCCGCTGCCGTGAGCGTGATGCCGAGGCCGGCGGTCGCCGTCTGCGCGATGAACACCTTGCAGTCCGGATCCGTCTGGAACCGGTCCACGATGGGTCCGCGCTCCTTCTGGTCCACGGCGCCGGTGATGACCACGACTGCATCCTCCCCGAACATCTTCTTCGCCGTGTTCGTGATGTCCGATACCTCGGCGAGGAACCGCGCGAAGATGACCACCTTCTTCCCCGCGTCGAGGAGGTCTTCCAGGGTGTCCACGAGCGCGAGGCGCTTCGCGTCCGAGATCTTCGTGAGCGTCTTCGCCTCGTCGATCTGGACATACCCACCGGTGATCTGCTGCAGCCGGAGGATGCGCGTGATGACCTGCGGTGCGGTGATCACTCCTCCGTCCAGTTCCGCGATCGAGTCCTTGAGCAGCTTCTTGTACGCCTTCCGCGCGGCCGGCTCGAGTTCGCAGTACCGGATCTCGTCCACAGTCTCGGGGAGGTCGAGCGCCTCCTTCTTGGTCGTGCGGCTGGCGATGGAGTGGACCTTCTGCACCAGCTCGTCCAGGTGACGGTATGCGACGATCTGGTGGTTCTCGTATCCGCCGACCACGGCGTACCGGCTCTTGAACGCATAGAAGGAGGTGGAGAACAGGTCCGGCTCGAGGAACCGGTACTGCGCCCAGAAATCGATGGGACCGTTCATGACCGGCGTCCCCGAGAGAATCATCCGATACCGACAGTTGTGTCCGAGCTGCGCCACTCCCTTGCTCTGGCGGCTCGTGGGACTCTTGATCCGCTGGCTCTCGTCGCAGATCATCATGTTCGGCTTCCACGCCTTGAGCGCGACCGCGACCTCCTCGCGCCAGACGGACTCGTAGTTCACGCAGATGATCCCAGACGGCATCAACTTGATGGCAGCGACCTTGGCTGCGACCGGACCTTCGAGCGTGATCATGGGGATGGTGAGCGAGCAGTAGTCGTTGAACTCGCGCTTCCAGACCGGCAGCACGGAGAGCGGAGCCACGATGATGACCCTGCGCACCTCGCCGGCCATCCACCGCGCCCCGACCACGCCGACCGTGACGAGCGACTTCCCACACCCCTGCTCGTGCAGGATCGCGACGTTCCCCTTCGTCATGGCGAGGTTGAATGCCTGGACCTGGTGCTTGTACGGCTTGATATGCGGCTTGAGCATCATGGACACGACGGGGTCGTTCGGCATCAAGGATCCGGCGTCCGGCACGGACACGGAGTTCAGCCGGTCGATGAACTCGTTGGTCATCGTGATACCGGCGATGCTCGCCACCACCTTGAGGTTCTCCATGAAAGCCGGAATCTTCCAGGCGCGAGAGATGGGATCCCATCTGGCCTGTGTGAACTCGCTGGCGACATTGCGCCACGCATAGGGCAGCTCGAGACGGATGGTGTCGCCGAACAGTTCGGCCTTCGGACGGTTGTTCATGGCTCGGTCCCCTCTCTGTAATCGTCTTCGACTCGGCCCTTGGGGAGGTCTCCTACCGGAGGTCCGCAACAGGCACTGTCTGGACGCGCATCGATCGTGGGATGATCAGTTGAGGCTGCGCAGTATCTTCTGCTCGACGTACCCGCCGGTGCGTTGGTCGTAGTGGTAAGCCCAGACGTCGATGTCCAGTATGGTCGCGGCGTTCAGCACGGCGATGAGCGCCGGTGACAGGCCGGTGACATAGAGGTTCAGCTCGTACGCGCCCTTGTCCTTCACGTTCGCCTTGAGCGACGCTACGGCCTGTGCCTCGAGGACTTCGATGTCCATGGCGTGTTCGGTCTTGCGCTCGGGCCAGACATAGGTTCCGACCGGAGTGTTGTGTCTCTGGAACATACACATCGAGATCCGCTTCATCGCTTTGCTGCCTTTCCGCTCTTCTTTGCACGATGCCTCAACCGTTCCGTCTTTTTCTTCTTCTCTCGCCACTCGGGGTTGTTCTTGTAGAGCTCTGCCATCTTCTTCTTATGGTACGCCCTGCTTCTGGCGATGGCCAGCTCGTTGATGCCGATCTGCTTCGGGTTCTGGTGTCGTTCGAGCGCGGCCTCGTCGGTCTTGACCACGCCGTGGATCGCGGTCGATGGATACCGGACATCCAGCTTCCATCCCTGTCCGCGCAGCGCGTCGTCGAAGATCTCCATGAGATGCTCGTCGAGGACATTCGACCGCTCGGCGAGTATCTTCCGCACGTCCGAATGCGACGGCTTCCGAGGATACCACTCGCCATCGTACAGGACGAAGGTGACCTCCATGTGAATCCCAGCACAGGCATCGATGACGAACTCGTTGTTTATTTCTAGAAATGACGCGCACTTGAAAGTGACCGTTCCAGGGAATGTGTCGAGGATTCCACCTGGCTTGAGCAGGAAAGTCTCCACGACCGAGCCTTTGCCGATCCGCCCCCAGTCGATGACCTGTGACACCGCACTGATTCCGATGTCCTTCGCTTGTCGTTCACACCGCTGCATTTCAACTACCTCCTATATAGGATAGTACCCTATTGGCAGTAGCCCTGTATAGATGGAGTTTTGCACAAAGAGGGAGGGTCGAGATTGTGCATCGACCCTCCCTGCGCTGGTCACTCGACGGTCTTAAGCCCCGCGAGGCCGGAGTTGAATGCGTCGATCGCCGCCTTCCGGTCGAAGGCGGTCTTCTGGCTCTCCGAGAGTTGCTTCACCAGGTAGTCGTTCTTCGCGGTGAGGTCTTCCACGGCGGCGCGGGTGTCGGTTATGGTCGTGTGCTGCGCCTCGTCCATCTTGCCCATGGTGATGTCGTCGACCACGCCGGTGACGGCGACCAAGACCTTGGTCTGGAAGGACATCGTGCCGTTCGCGGTTGCGGTCCCGAAGCTGCCGTCCACGCCGTACTCCTTGCCATCGGCGCCGATCATCTTGATGCCCTGGTCGAGCATGGACTGCTGCCAAGCCGAAACCGGCCCGAATACGCCGGTGGGATCCTTGTCGCCTTTCTTGAGCATGACATCCTCCTCCGTGGAATAGTCGAGGTACGGCATCTGATACCAGTACTCCCATGGCTTGAGACCAGGCACGACATAGCCCAGCTTGGTGATGATGGTCCCAGAGACATGGCCGGCGCTCTGATACACCTCGCCCTTGTAGAAGTACCCCACATGACCGTAGTACCCTACTGCGATCGGCGTGTCCGGCAGATCCTTCGGGAGCGTTGAGATGGGACCGTTCGGCAGCCCGAGCTTCTTCGCCAGGTCGTAGTCGCCGAAGGTGCGCCGGTCGGGGTAGATGAAGACGGTGACCGGCAAGTTGACATCCCCGCCGTTCTCATACATTTCCTCCCAGCCGAGGCAGTCCCCGACCGGCAATCCGTCCCATTTGCTCGCGGCGAGAATCTTCGCGGCCTGATCGGGGTTTTCCTTGGCTTTCTGCATTCGCAGCGCGGGGGTGCAGAGTTCGCCGCGCGTCCCGAGGATATACCCGACCCTTCCTACGGTGCGCTCGAGGAACTCACCGAAGTCCAGAGCGGATCCACGATATTCCATGTCCCTAGCCTCCGCTCATGATGGAGGTGACCTTCACGTCCAGGACGGTCGCCTCGATCTTGGTCTTGAGCCACGCCTCGACGTCCCCTGCCACGCCCTTCAAGGCGGCCTTGCCCTCTGTCCCCAGCAAAAGCAACACCTTCTGGTAGGTCATGTCGAACGCCACCTTGGCTGCATCCTCAGTGAAGTTCCCCTGCGCCTTCAGCGTAGAGACGAAGGTCTGGGTGGTCTCCATGACCGCCGCCTGGATGAGCGCGATGGCGCGGTCCTCCGCATTGTTGAGGAGGAGCTGGGTCGCGGCATCGTTGACCTGCTTGGTCTTCTTCTTGAGGTAGAGCGCGCCCTGCGCCACCGCCCACATGACAAGAGGCACAAGCAGAACCTGGATGAGGGTGTTGATGATCGAGGTCCAGTCGATTCCTTCCATGGGTCATTCCTTCCTCGGAGATTTCGGCTCTCCTACGCCTTCCTTGACACGGTCCTCCAACCTTATCTTCCAACGGGCGACCGGCCCGTTGATCTTCGCATCGTGCTGCATCAATCCATCGAGCGCGGCCCCCGTCGCCGAGACGCACAACCGCAGATCCGAAATGATGATCTCCTGCCTTTCTATGATCGAGTCCAGCTTCCCATCGATGCTCCTATGACAGAAGTCATCTTCCCTTCGGGCATTGGAGCGTTGAGTGTCCATGTCGGTCAGTCGCTTCTCGATCGCCTCGAGCGCATTCTTCGTGGCGTTCCGCCGCGCGACGCGCTCCCTCCATCGCTTCTGCCCCCATGAGCAGAATCTGACAGCTACGCCGATGATACCCAATGCAACCGCCACCCCTCCAAGGATATAGATGATGTCCTTCACACTCTGACTGATGGCCGACTGTTCCATGAGCTGCATCCTCCTCAATTGCGGTTACGGTGCTACAGGCTCGAGGTTCTTGATGATCCGGATCATGACGAAGGAGTCGTTCTGGAAGCGAGCGACTTGCAGACCGACGAACTCGACCTTGAACTCAGCGAGGTACTCACCGGGGACAGAGGTCTCTCCGACTCCCCACTCGTACTCGACCACACCGCTGGACGGGTTCGTCACGGTGACTGGATTGCCATCGATGACAACGACACCCGCGGCGTTGACCATGTAAAGCGTGACGGTGGCATCCGTGAGATCGATGGCGTTGCCGTAGCCGTCGGTCAGAGTCGCGGTGAGCGGCGGGTAGGTATCGTTCTGCTTGATAATCATCCTAGTTTCACCCCCAGCTTCCCCCCGCTCACCCTGGCATCATGCCGGCCATCGGCAGTATCCATGCGGTTCGCGAGGTCATCGTTTCCTATGGATAGTATACCATCAGCGGTATCCATGCGGTTCGCACGGTCAATGCTGCCAACGGACAATGCACTGTCGGAAGGGTTCATCCGGTTCGCACGGTCATCATTCCCAACGGACAACATCCCATCGTCCTGCGCCAGCCTGTAGGGAGACCGGAACGACGGGCGGCGGTTGATGAGTGCGGTGATGCCGGAAGCGGTCGAGTTCGCGAATCCGGCGATGACGGTGACGTTCGCCAGACTGACTGTGATTATGGTCGCCGTGACCCCCTCGGAGTTCGCAGTCGCGATGAACCCCGTGATGCTGATGTTCCGCACCGGCGAAGTGGTCGCAGTCATTCCGGTCGCCATCGCATCCGCTGCCGACGCGGAGACGGACACATTCCGTTGTGCCGAGACCGTTGCGGCGACTCCTTCTGAAGTGGCGAATCCGGCCCCTGCGGAAATCAAGGCATTGAGCTGCACCGCAACGGTAGCCGTCACCCCATCGGCCGATGCGGTCCCGGGGGCCGCGGAAACAGAGCGGCCAGTCCCTGGCGTGGTGGTGGTCGTCACACCGTTGGCGCTCGCCGTCCCGATCGATGCCGCGACGGACACATTCCTCGTCGGGGTAGCCGTAGCCGTCATACCGATGGACGATGCCGTTCCGGATCCTGCGGAGACCGTTACATTCCGCTGCGCGGTCGTGGTCGCCGTCACGCCGTTGGAACTCGCCGTTCCGATCGATGCCGAGATTGTGATGTTCCGGGTTGGCGTAGGAGATGCCGTTACGCCGTTGGAACTCGCCGTTCCGACACCCGCCGAGACAGTCACATTGACCGCAGACGCGCCGACCGTGATGGTGGCCGTCACACCTGCCGATGAGGACGACCCCGCCCCTGCGGAGACGGTGACGTTCCGTTGCGCCGTAATCGTCGCGGCGATGCCGTCCGCCGATGCGTTGCCAGCGCCGCCAACGACGGACACGTTGTTCGCGAGGTTCGCGAGGACTACGAGCTGCGACGCTGGCATGGGCTACGCCGTCCAGATCTCGAAGAGAAATCCGCCCGCCGCATCGTCTGTGGTCGTGTTGTTCGGCCCGCCATACTTGAGGGTGCAGGACGTGACGGCGGTCTGGACCGCATACGCCGCGTCGAACGTGTAGGAGTTCCCAGGCGTGAGTCCGGTGACCACCGCTTGCCCCTCCTGCGTCAGCAAGGCCGTGGCGACCGCCGTGGACCTCAATCCTCCAAGCGGTTGAGTCCGGGCGCGGATCGTCGAGCCTTCGAGGACTCCGAACAGAATCTGGGAGAAGGTCGTTGCGCCGTGGAGCTGGCCTTTCATTCGGATCAGGACTTTCCCCGACGCGGGCGCCGTGAAGGTGATCCGGAGGTTCGTGGTGTCCATCGCAGTCATCGCCAGAAGCGACGCGCAGGACAGCGATGCGCGGGTGCTGGGGTCGTACAGGATGGTCCCGAGCAGCCCCGTCGCTTCCCAGACCTCGAACTGGATCCCGCCCCAGGCATCAGCGCCGCTCGTCGTATTAGGGCCACCGTACTTGATGTTCGTGGACGCCAGCAGGATCTCCACGCCATAGGCGGCGTCCCATGTCAGACTCGCGCCCGGGGTCAGTCCTCCTATGGTGAACAGTGCCTCCTGCGTCACGCGCGTGGTCGCCAGAGCGGTCCCGAGCAGCGCGCCGACAGGTGCGATTCGAGCGATGACGGTGGTGCTTTGCAGCACCCCGAGCAGAATAGCAGGGAACGTGGTCGCGCCGAGAAGCGTACACCGAAGCCGGACCATCACCTTCCCGTTCGGTGGGACCGTGAAGGACAGGCGCAGGTTGGTCGTGTCGAAGGCGGTCATCGCAAGGCGCGACGAGGTAGCCTTCGACACGGCGCTTGCAGGGTCGTAGTTGACGCCAGCTAGAAGTGCCATGGCGATTATGCGAAGATCGAGGGCGCGATCTTGAAGGTCGTGGTGTTGTCCCAGTCGATCGTGAACGAACCCGACGATACGACCTGGTCGGACCCGAAGTCCAGATACGCGATCAGGAGGCTGGTCGAGTCCACGCCGGTGTCCTTGTAGATGACCGCATACCTTGCCGTGAAGGTACAGGGTCCACTCCAGACGGTGCTGGCGTGGTTCTGCATGATGAACACCTTGTAGGTCGTGTCGTTTACGATGGTCGGGTCGGCCGGCGTGAGCGCGTTCCCCCGCGCCGTGTAGTTGGCCGAGGTCACCTCGTTCGACCCAGGGGTGAGGTCATCGTAGGCGTTGTAGGTGCGCTGCGCAGTCGCGTCCAGGGTGATGGTGTTTTTGAGCAGGGCGCACTTGAAGGTCTGTCCGCTGCCGGCCTTCCAGATGATGTCCCCCTTGGCCATGCTGGCCAACCCCTCGTGGAACCAGAAAGTCCCTGCCGCCATGTCATTGTCCTCCTATGTTAATTGGGTGTGCATTGGTAGCATCCGGTCACATATATGATATCACCAGCCGTCAGTCCAGAGACCTGCATACGGCTTAGGGATCCGTTGTTGTAAAAGCCGTACAGGATGATATCGGTTCCGGCTCCGACGATCTGCGCTCCGGCATTCGTTGAGCTTGCCGGCCATGCGACCTGCTGCGTCACGACGGAGAAGCTGGCTCTCTGCGCGACGGACGGGAACGGAAGGTCGCCGATGATCAGGTCTCCGGCCGCGCCGCCACCGATGCTGGATGCGTTCAGCGAGATGGTGATCCAGACGAGGTTCTGATACCGGAGGAACGCGCCGTACTGAAGGGTATACGCCCATGTCCCCGCCGTCGTTCCGCCACGAAGCGTGGGGCTGAAGACCCCTGCCTGTTGGTGAACGGCAGCCACGGAGTCCTGCGCCTTCTGCTGAACATCCGAGAGGTACTGGGTGGACCCCTGCGCCGGAGCCGAGACGAAGCTGGAGGAGTTCCTCTGCGTGGCCGTGATGTTGGTGATCATGTTCAAGCCGTCGATGTCGGTCATTTCGACCGAGTCGATGTTGAAGTAGGTCAGCGACGAGATCCCGACATTGGCAAGCTGCACGGACAACTTCGTGTTCGGCCGCCAGTCGGTGTCGGTACTGGAGAAGGTGAGCGTGGACGGAACCGCATACCCCTGCGCCGCGAGGTACTTCGCTGCGGCGGCATCCGCCGTCACCGAGTCGTTGTACAGGTCATCCGAGATGATGCCCTGGTAGTACGGCATATTCGCCTCCTCATCGGAGGAGATCGGGGTGAACCCGGAGGTGCGATTGTCGGCGATGGTGAATACCCTGTACCCATCGTCACCCACGCCGCCGCAGATCAGGATGTCCGACACATACCCGCTGGTCTGCTCGAGGTACTTCACGTTCGAGTACGAGCCGGGTCTGGACTCGAGGTATCCGTTGCCATCCACCAGCGCGTGGGCGGCCGCAGAGACCGCCATGAGCGGGTCGCGGAAGTTGAGTCTGCGCTCGGAGTCGATATACCAGACCTTCCCCGCTTGCTTGGCGAGGGAGTTCATGACATCCGTCATGCCGTACATATTGTCCCCGAACTCCCCGATGTCGGTCTGCCCGTCGTCCACGATGCCCCATGTGATCCCCATACCGTGGAGGTAGCTGTTGAACCAGAAGCATTGGAAGACCGCGGCCTTGCTGCTCTGGAAGTCGAGGGAGCCGGAGTCGGAAGTGTCCAGCAGGATCCGGTTGATCAGCGAGGTGAGCGACTTCATCGTGACCGAACACAACCACCTGGCGTTGGGGGCCAAGGGGGTCGTGTCGATGGACTCGATCTTCCCGACATAGAGTAGGGTCGTCCCGTCCCAGAGCTGGACCGTGTGTCCAAGCCGGGGTCTCCATGTGGAATCGCCGTAGCAGTCGAAGGTGACATACGCCTCCATGTCGCTGCGCAGGTTGCACTTCAGAGTCCCCTTGGCGATCTTCGAGGTCCGGTCGGTCGCCTTGTAGGGGGTGAAAGTCGCGCTGCCGAGGAACATCGGATAGCCTGTCCCGACCGCGAACCAGTTCGCATCGATCCGAGTGACCTGTCCGAACGCAAGGTCTCCGGTCTGCCCGACCATGTCGTAGGTCGCAAGCCCATGCGCGGTCGCGCGACAATACCGGAAGAACGGGTCGGACCCGTCCCCGACTCCACCCTTGAACCACGCCATGTCGTACCAGTCCGTCCAGGTCCATCCCCGCATACGGAAGACGAGCCAGGTGTACCAGTCCGCCTCGGACGACTCCCAACCGGCTCCCTGCTGCGTCGTGAGATCGAACGCGACCCAGTCCTGTATGGTCGCGGTGACGGTATTCGTAGTCACATCGTCGGTAACCGTGATGATCCACACGAGATTCCCGACAAGCCCCGTGAGGGTGGCTCGACCGTAGAGGTCATAGGTCGTTCCCACCGCAGGGTTGGACTGCGACTTGACGCTTACCGACCCAGAAGTAGAACCATTGCAGGTGAGGGTGATCGCCGTCATCGTCGCGCCGACCTTGGTGATGGTCACTCTCGCGCGGAAGAAGACAATCTTGTTGAGGGCGTAGGCGTTCGTTGTGACATACTTCCAGTTCATCGAGGTCGTGGCGGCGTTCCCGGTCATGGTCCAGACATGGTTCGACAACACAATCGAGCAGTTCGTCGAGGTATACCCCGCGGATTCCGACTCGAACTGGTTGAAGAACGCCCCGGTACCGTAGTCGTTGGCGTCGTTCGTTGCCTTCTCGAGGAACTTGACCGAGTATGCCATGACCCCTCCTACCTATATCCCGCTGCCTTGAGCTTTTCCAGAACCCGGTTCACGACCGTCTCGACGCTCCCGGCTCCGGACACATAGATGTTGTTGGTCTGCGACGCGATATACTGGTCTGCCTTCCAGTTCGCCGTACCGGCTTCCTTGCCCATGGTTCCTGCGATCTTCTGGATGTCGTTGTAGTCCTGGTTGTAGGATGCGAGCTCCGTGGAACTCATTCCTGCCAGCGCCTTGATCTGGTCAACGGCACTCGGCCCCATGTTGAACAACTCGCGATAGAGCGCGTCAGACACCCTGCCCTTGAGACTCTTCATCGCGGACGCCCACTCCTGCATGACGCCGAGGTGTGCGCCCATCCTCCGGCTCAGACGCTCCGCGCTGATCGGGTTGCGCTCGAAAATCTCGAACATCCCCGTGAAGTTCGCGAACTGCTTGGTCGCGTCCATGATGGCAGAGACCATGTCCCGAGCGCTCTGGTTCAGCTTGTCCTGTCTCGCCTGTGCGGCGGCTTCCGCCTTCGCCTTCTTCTCCGCTGCCTTCTGCTCGGCATCCGCAAGCCTCTGCGCCGCCGCATACTGCTCGGCAGCCACCTCGGTTGCGGTCTTCTGATACTTGACCAGGTCGGCGAGCGCCTTGTCCTTGGCGTTGGTCGGAGTGAAAATCTTCTTGTAGGCATCTGGCGCATATGGACCCGTGCCGGGTCTGTACGGCCCAAGCGTCCCATCCGCCTTCGCTCCCCCGCCCCACGCCAAGGATCCGGATGCCTTTTGCGCGGGCGTCTCCGGTCCCTTGAACCCGTTGAGGATCCACTTGAACGCCTCGCCGCTCGCCTGGAGCGCAGCTCCGAGTGCGTTGATGATCGGCGTCCACGCCTCCACGACGGCATTGACCATGTAGTTCACGCCATCGACGATCGCTCCCCACGCCTCTTCCGCCAGCACATTGATCTCGTCCGTGTGCGTAGCATAGAGGGCGACGGCTCCTGCCAGAACGAGGGCTGCCGGCCCGATGACCGCCGCCGCCTCGATCCACGCCGGAGCGGTCCCGAGCATGGGCGCGAGCGAAGTCGTGACCGTTCTTCCGATGGTAGCCGCTCCGGCGGCGGCGGCCTGTGCGCCAGCCGTCGCTCCTGCCTGTGCCGCGGCTCGTGCGGTCTGTGCGGCGACCTTCGCCGCCTGGGATGCCTGTCCGTGCGTCGCACCACCGGCGACCGCATTCTTGAACGCCGCCGAGGAAATCTGCTTGATGGATGCCGTCGTTGCAGCGGTAGCTGCGGTTCCGGCGGCGGCTTGGGCGGCAGCGGTCGCGGCTCCGGCGGCGGCTTGGGCGGCTGCCCCACCGGCGGCTCCGGCGGCTGCCTTCCCTGCGGATCCGGCTACGCCGGCCACGCCCGAGACGAACGACGAGGCGGCGTTCGCGGCGTTGTACGCCTTGATCGCCTGGACCGCCACGCCGTAGATCTTGATCATGCCAGCGACTGCGGTGGTGATCTTGCCCATGGCGAGCAGGACCGGTCCGGTCGCGGCAGCGATGAGCAGGAAGTCGACAATCATCTTCTGCTGCTTCGGCGACATCTTCTGGAAGCCGTCCATCAGCTTCGTCACCATGTCGATGACATCCTGCGCCGCCTGGATGAACTGCTTGAACAGGTCGCTCTTCGTGAACTGCTCGCCCATCCGCGTCGCGGACGCAGTCAGTTCGTCGATCATCCCACGGATCGTGTTCGCCGGGTCGGCGATGGTGCGCGTGAGGTCTCCCTGCGCCTTGTTGGTGCGGTCCAGGATGACGAGATACCGGACATACATCTTCATGGTCTCGTCCATGGTCTCGCCCTGCTTGATGAACCCCTTCTGCAGCGCGTACTGCTGGATGGTGTTCTCATAGACGGAGATGCCCAGCTCGCGCAGGGGCTTGACCTCGCCCGAGATGCCGGACTTCAGCTTCTCGAACGCATCGGATCTGGAGATGTTGTAGAGGGAGGAGATGTCATAAGCGAGCTGCGTCAGACCGGTCGCCATCTCGTAGGAGGCATCGGTCGCAAGGTTCATGCTATCGAACATCACATAGAACGTACCGATGTTCTGCTTGACCTGGTATGGGTTGAGGCGCATGGCGTTCGACATCCCGGTCGCCAGCGTCGTCGCCTGTCCCGCCATGTCACCCATGGCGACCTTGAAGAGGTTCTCGGACTCGACGGCGTTCATGCCGAGCTTCACGATGGCAGCACCGGCAGCGACGATCGGCAGGGTCACCGCCGTGGTCATCGCATTGCCGATGTACTGGAGACTGTTGCCGACGCGGATGGTTTCAGAGGCGACCTTTTGGATCGACCTCTCGAACTGGGTCGTGTCCGCGCCGATGCGGATAAGGAGTTGGGTGAGGACACCAGCCATTACGGAGTCCCTCCTATCCTTGAATTATACGCCTGTACGAGCTTCGTGATGTTCGCCCGATAATGGTTCGGCGCGCCTCTCCGTCCCCTTCGGAATGCCTCCTGGAGGAACGGACGGGGCGCGACGAAGGTCTTCGCATTCTTCCGGCGGGAGTATAGGTAGGTCTCGCCCGTGATCGGGTTTCTGGCGTTCTTGACCTTGTGTCCCTGGTTGAGCGGGATATAGTAGGCGGCCCCAGACCCTCGAGGGACACCGATGGATGTCCAGCTCGCGTTCATGTTCCTGCGGGTCCGAGGAGGGCTGAATATGGCGATCTTCTTGCGGAGGTTGCCGGGAGGGTGCTTCCACCGCCCATGGGCTTGGCCGGCATCATTGAAGATGGTCGTGTTCTTCGCGACATTCAGTGCGGGAGCCATGGACTGCTGGGAAGTCGCTGCGCACACGAAGTTCAGATCCCGATGGAATCCGTGGAGGTCTCGAATCAGCTCGGCAACCCCATCGACCCGGACGGTGAACTTAGCGGACTTCCGAGCCATTCATCCCCCTCTGGACCTCGGGGCAGGACGCTGATCATCCTGCCCCGCCGTGTTTGCTTCGATGCTCGAGTTCCTCGACCTTGAGAATCATATACGCTTGCCAGTATATGTACTCCTCTACAGTCAACCGCTCTGCTAGTTCGCCGACCGAACAATGGAACACGTTCTCCGCGAGGGAGAACAGGAACATCCTGTCCGGCCGGTCTACGAGTTTTTTGCGGCTTTCTTCAGCTCCTCATCCGAGACCCCACCGTATTTCGTCATCCCGTTGAGCTTGAGGACCGCCTCTGCCAGCTTCTCCGTGAGGTCGACGTCCGTCTCCTCGTAGAGCTGCTGGAAGGTCTCCTCCGAGTCGTCGAAGTGCCGGTTCCCATCCTTGTCGCGTAGGCAGGTCTGGATGACCTTGCAGAAGATGCGCCCGAACTTCGTGGAGCTCGGATCCTCTCCCAGCATGGCCGAGGTGAACCGGTCGCGGTCACCTGCGGTCAACTTGCGCGTGTAGACGGTGGTCTTCGTCCCATCCGCCAGTTCGACATCGATCGGGAAGAGTTGGGACCGGTCTCCGAAGATGCTGATAGGAGCCATGGTTGTTCCTGCCTTTCTGTCCCCTTAGGCAAGGGTGACTGCGCCGGAGATCTGCATGGAAACGGAGAATGCGTTCGCGTCCGAGAGCGAGGACTTCGGGCTTACAGAGGTGACAAACCCCTTGCAACCGTACTTGACGGCATCGCCCTGGACCGAGTACTCGATGTCCGTCAGCGCACCGGCAGCCGTGCTGATCAGAAGCGCGAACAGATACCCGACGAAGGTCGGGTCGTAGTGGATGTCGAAGGTGAGCGTTCCGCCGTACTGCCCGACCAGGTAGTCCTTGTGGGCGTTTCCGAACGCACTCACCTCGGCGGTGTCGCGGTTGAGGTCGAGCGAGATGTTGTAGGCGTAGGTCGTGTAATCACGCAACGTTCCGCCGACATCATCGATCTTGAGGGTTGCCACTCTACCATGCGTGAAAGCCATTGTCTTTTCCTCCTATCCCTTAGGCCTTGTAGAGAATGCCCTGCACCGTGCAGGTCTCACCGGCGGTCAGCGTCCCGAGAATTCTGAGGTATCTCTTGCCCGTGATGGTCGCCTCGGCGCTGATCTGCGCACCGATCGCGGTCGCGGTTGCGAGCGTGATGAAGGTGGTCGGGGCGGTCACGAAGTCGGCAGAGTCCGCGCCCTGCACGATGAGCGCGACGCTCGAGTCGCCGCCCCCGATCTGGGTGACATGGACCACGGCACGGACTTTCGTGTAGGCCGTGAACCCTGCGCCGAGGTCTACCCCTGTCGTTCCAGGCACTGCGTTCGTGAGCTGCGTGAGCGGCCCGAGGGAGATGCCGCCGACGATCGGTCCGGTAGCCTGGCTGCCGAGCGAGATCCGGTTCGCCTCGGTGATGCTCGAGGTGATCGTGTGCTTGTTCTGGTACGAGCTGAACCCGAATCCGAGCGTCTGAGCGGCCTCGCCTTCGGGGAGGTAGGACCAGATGACCGGAGTGCCATTCCGCAACGCGAGGTCCATCAGCATCTGGGCATCGGTCGCGCTGCCGGAATAGAATCCGTCCGCGCTGAACGTCGCACCGTACTGCCCGACGAGGAAGTCCTTGAATGCGTTCCCGAACACGCTCACCTCGGCGGTGTCGCGGTTTGCATCCACGCTTGCCGAGTTGAAGAACGCCGTCAGATCATATCCGTTCGCGTAGATCTTGGCCTTGGAGCCGTGGCTGAATGTAGGCATGATTCAGTCCTCCTCTCTACGATAGATAGTACCATATGTTGCATCCGACGCTCATCGACACCATCCTGTAGTCTCCACTCTCATCCTGGGGGAACCCAGTTCTGAGTTCGATGGAGTCCGTACCGGATACCGTCACGCCGCCGGAGATGGTTCCAGAGTAGTTCCGCAGCTTGGCCGCGACGGCATTGGCTAGGGTTCGTGCTGCGGTCCTGCGTCCACCGGCGCCCGTGGGGGATTCCTCGTAGTAGCAGGAAATGGTCACGGCCGCAGTCCGAAGGGTGTTGCTCGGGGTCTCGAACGATGCCAGCTCGGTCTCGGAGTCCAACTCGTAGACGATGAAAGGAAACGCCGCCCCTTTCTTCGCCTGATCGGGGTAGATGCGCTCGCCTACGGCTGCGTAGACGGTCGCATCGCTCTTCAGCAAGGCTCGGAGGCTCTCCATGAAGTCAAGCATGGCTAGGCTTCCCTCTCCCGGCATCTCATCTCGATGAATAGATGCCGCTCGTCAAGGTCTCTCGGGGGCGTGACGATGTACAGATACCGGACGGTCCCGTCCGGCGAGTACTTGATCCTCATGTCGCTCGTGATGCCTCTCATGTACCGCATGGCGACGATGTGCGTCTGCTCTGCGGCGATCTGCTGCGCCATGACGTACTCGGTCGCGGATACCGGCTTGACGGAAGCCATCGCCCGACCGAAGGTGACCCACGGAGATGCTCCGTAGGATCCGTCGTTGGCCTGCGTTTCCGTCGGAGTCTCGATGACGATGAGGTTCCTCATCGCGCCGATGGCGAGTGTAGGCGACTTCTTCATATCGGAACCTCACGGATTGAGTCCAGGACTCGCATGGCCGACTCGCTCAAGTCCACATGACCCGGGTCATCGATGCAAGCCACGATCGCGGTGAGGATCCCGAGCCGGAAACTCTGTGGGATATCCGTCACGACGCTCGAGCCGGCCTTGTACTGGATGACCACGGCGGATACGCTACGCGCCGCGTCGGATGGCCACTCCTCATCGTCCTTCATCTTGATGGCGGTGTACGCGCCCTGCGTCACGACATCGAACTTCGAGTTCGTGATGGTCGTAGGGTTGCCATCCGAATCGTAGAAGATGACGGAGACCAGGGAGGCGAACGGAGGTCGAGGAAGCGCCACCCAGTCGGTCGGGACTTCGTTGAGCGCGTACTCAAGGGTCTGCAGCATGGCGGCACGGTTGACATAGTCCTCGCACAACCCGCGGATGAGCGGGATGAGCATGGCAAGCACGGAGTCCAGGCTCGTGTCGAACTGTCTGATGAACAGCTTGACCTCTTCCGGAAGCACCGGCTCCACGGTGGGCGGGACAACGACTCTCACGCTGCCGAGCATTCTACAGGATCTCCCCTTCGATGATGAACAGGAGCTTCTCGGCCGAGGCCGGCGTGTAGGTATTGATCGTCACCGGCGCGAACCAGACCTTGCCGTTGGCATCGAGCTGGAAGCATCTGTCGATGTTCGATGCGCTGGAATACAAGTCGATGACGGTGCTGATGTCGAGCGTGGTCCCGAACGCTTCCACGGCACACTGGAACGCCGCAGAGAAAGCCGCATAGGTGCAGGACCAGGTATCGTGGTCGTTCACGACGGCGGACCCGCCGTTGTCCACGGTGGAGACATTGAAGAAGTGCGCGAAGAGCTGCAGCTTCGTGGCCGCGGCGCCGTTGCTCGATGCGACCCTCATGGTCTTGATCTTCACGACACGGTTCGCGTACCACGCGCCGAACGCGCACTCGACCAGGGTCGTGGCGGCATTCGCCGCGATGAGGTCGTTGGTGTGGTAGATGGTCGTGTTCGCCGGCCGAGTGATCTCGGTCGTGAGCATGAACGGGATGTTGGTCTGTCTCTGCTTTTCGAGAATCTGCATACCCATCGGGGATCCCTCCTGCCTTTACGGCAAGGGTGGCGGTGTTACCCGCCACCCGCCGCATGGGTGCTGGTTACGGGTCGAACTGTCCGGCGTCGAGCTCCACCGTCACGACGACGCTGGCGAGGGCGGTCGGGGTTCCGGTCAGCTTCAGCCCAAGCCTGGTTCCGGCGGCGAGCGTGAGATCCGCCGTGGTCGCCGTGAGAGCCGGTGTCTGGACCGTGTCTGCCGTCGCCTTGAGGTTGATCACCGCGCTCTGGAGGTTCGTGCCTGACCCGACGGCGGTCCCGTCGGCGGCCTTGTAGACCTCCAGGCTCACTGCTCCACCATCGCTGCCGGCCGTTCCGTGCGATTCCTTGATGGAGACCACACGGCAAGCGAACGGGGCGATCCAGAAGGCGTTGAAGTTCGCGGCGGTGGCCGGCGTCGCGCCGGGCAGCATCGCCGAGACGGTGAAGGTGCTGGGGATCTTGCGGTCATCGAGACCGAGAGCGCTCGGGCTGGTGACCGGACCGGTCTTCGGATATCCTGCCATGACGATTTCCTCCTACCCTCTGTCCTACGCCATCACGGCATCGGACTTGATGGCGGACAGGGCGGCCGGCGCGGCCTTCCCGTTGTACAGGAAGACATGGCCGCTCTCGATCACCGTGTTTGCCGTGCCGCGATCCACGAAAACGTAGATGTAGCGGTAGCCGAGCGTCGCGATGTCGATCGCGAGGGCGGTGTTCGAGTGTGCGGTGTTCGTCATGCCGGTGCGCACGATGGACGCGCCGGACAGGGCCGTGCCAGCGGACGCGCCACTGACGGTGTTGCTGCCCTTCACCGTGACGGTGAGGTCGGCGGTGTCCGTCACCGTCCCGATGGACAGGAAGACGAACGCAGAGGTGTAGCCGAGGCAGTCGATCTCGGTGGTCGCCGGATCCGAGGTGGCGGCGGCGGTGTAGCCGAGAAACTTCATGACCTTGGTGTTCTTGAGGATGGGTTCCATGTCGATTCCTCCTTTTCCGGGGGTTTGCGGGGGCCGGTCCTTTCCGAAGCATCCGGCCCCCGCCGTCACCGATCATTCATGGGCAGACGGGCTACTAGCCCATCTTGACCCGGACGAAAGCCTCTTCGAGGATCGGAGCGCCGTCGCCGTAGTAGGTCCAGGCGTAGCCCTGCTCCGAATAGAGAGCGTAGAGCTCCCAGAGCGGCTGGATCTCGAGCTGCAGCGAGTCGGCGTAGCCGTAGCCGCGCCCGAAGTTCCCGAACACCGCGACGTACAGGCCGGTCGTGAAGGTGTTCGGCGCGTACTCGCTCATGTAGATCGGGAAGCCCTTGAGCGTGTCGGGCTGGCCGGCGATCGTCGAGGGCTGCCAGAGGTACTGGCCCTCGCCGGTCTTCAGCTTCGCGACGGCCTTGTAGAAGTCGCGGTGGGCCATCCAGCCGGAGCCGGGGAGGTACTGCGACTTGAGGCCGTAGACCACATCGAGGATGGTGTCGGCGGCGATCGCGGTCGCGGAGTTGGAACCGGCGGTGTCGCGCGAGGTGGAGATGCCGTCCACGGACGCCGTGAAGATGCCGAGGGGCTTGCCCACGCCGTCGCCGGTGAGGTACGCCTTCTCCTGCGTCACGCCGAGCTTGTAGGAGATCTCGCCCTTGATGATCGACTCCGCATTGGAGGTGGAGAGGAGCAGCTTGGAGACCAGGGCGAACTTGCCGAGGCGGTTCGCCTTGAACTCGCGGCGACCGAAGGCCAGCGTGGACTCTTCAGACAGGATCGCGGTCTCCGTCTTCCAGTCCGCGTCGGAGGCGGCCGTGGTGCGCTTCGGGAAGCCGAGGGACTGGAACGGGCCGATGCCGCCGGGGGCCATGTTCTTGGAGAGTCGACGCATATAGACATCATCGTCGACGTCCTTGATCAGCTCGTTCACGAACTTCATCGGGGCCACGAGGTAGCCGGCCTGGGTCGGGGCAGCCTGGGTGAACGCGCGGTATTCGGGGCCGGCGTCCTGGGAACGGATGAAGCGCCCGAAGGCCTTCATCTGGGCATCGTCGCGGCTCTCGGGCTGCGCGGAGACGGGCTTCTCGCCCATGGAGCGCGTGGTCTCGAGCAGCTTCTCAGCGCCCATGATGTCCTTCGCGAGCTGATCGGCTCTCTTCTCGAGGTTGCCGAGCTCCTCGCGCTTCTGGTCGAAGGCATCGCCGGACAAGTCGTAGATGGCCCGCTGGTCGGCCACGACCTTCATCCGCTCTTCCTTCATGATGGTGATTCTCTCGTTCAGTTCCATGGTTCGTTCCTCCTTCGTCTACTCTGCCAAGAGCATTCTGCGTCTGCGCTGGATCTCGCGCCTCTGTTCCGCCAGCTTCTCGTCCTTCGCGTCCTCCACAGGCATCGGGTCGGCAGGTGGAACCCTGCTGGACCGGTACTGTGCGAGTTCCGCCATGGCCCGAGCGCCCACGGAAGTCCCATCGTATGCCGGAAACGGTACTGGACTGACTTCCAGCAACCGACATTCCTTGATCTTGCGTCTGGTGACGAGCGGGTCGCTCTCGTCCCACTCCTGCTTGCGGATGATGAACCCGAACGACATCTTGTTGATCACACCGCTGCGCACCAGTTCGTACTTGTCACGCGCCTCGTGCGTGTTCACGAGCGTGGCCGTGAACTTCAGTCCGGTCGGATCCTCGCTGAGCTGGAGGCTGCCGTTCGGCGTACCGCACAGGATGATGTCGGGGTTGTGGTTCCACGCCATGTACGCCTGGTCGTTGGCCAGGGTCGCGGAGAACGCGCCCGGTTCGATCTCTTCCTCGAGGTCGCTATAGATGCGCACCGGCTGGTTGAAGACGGCGGCATGGCCCTCGAGCATCATGGGCTTGTCCGGTCCATCGCCTCCGGCCTCGCGGACCTCGAAAGTGAACGAGCGGTACTCGAGTTCACTTTGCTGGGGCGGCGGGATCTGGCTTCGGGTCTTGTTTTCCGTTAGGATCTCCATTGGGCGCACCTCCTTTCTGCGGTAATGAGTTCTTCGGGCGGTTCTCCTTCGCGTATTTCAGCGGGATCATCGCGCCGTTGATCAGGTATTCCTGTCCGTCTCCACCCTTGATCCTCGGGAGGTTCTCACGAGCGCGGATCTCGTCGGCATTCATGATACCGCCGTTGCGCATCAGCGAGTAGAACTCCACGCGCGTCTTGATGTCGCCTTGGATCAACCGGATGGTCTGGAACCGGAGGTTGAACCTCCGACGCTGCGGACGCGAGAAGAGGCCGAGCGCCATCGCCTGTTCGATCTTCGCGCACACGGGGTCAAGCCCGTACTGGACGAACTCGACATTGAGCTGCTCGGTGTTGGAGTAGGTCGCGCGTTCCATCTCGAATACGAGGTGGGGTGGTACGCCGAAGATCCGGCAGATCTCGCTGACCTGGAACTTCCGGCTCTCCAGCGCCTGGGCCTTGTCCGGTTCGCGCTTGTCCAGGGTCTCGAACTTCATCTTGCTGGTGAGGCCCATGACCTTGTTCTGGTTCTTCGCGCCGGAGTACTCCTGCCGGAACCGCGCGATCATCTCCTTGAAGACCTCGTCGCGGGGGTTGCCGTCGTAGGTGAGGATGCCGGAGGGGTTCGTGCCGGAGTCGAAGTAGTTCGTGGCGAAGAGGTCCAGCTTGCTCGTGAGGCCGAGCGACCGCGCCGCGAGGGAGATGACATCGACCGCCTTGTCGGGGTTGCTGATGCGCCGGCCCGGAATCCAAATCATGTCCTTGTCGTAGATGGTCTTCGTGATGGACTTCCCACGCCAGTCTCCGGAGAAGGTGATGTACCGCTCTCCGGTCTGGGTGTTGCGGACGATGTCGGAGCAGTAGCAGGACGGAAGGTTCCAGAGCGCCTCGACCTTGCCACTTGCGGCGCGTTCGATCCAGATGACTCCGGCCTTGGTGAGCAGGATCTCCACCACCAAGAACGAGATGAAGTCGAAGCTGGTGGTCTCGGGGTTCGGCGCGATGGTGATCAGGTCGTAGAGGTCGTTGTTCTCGGCGGGGTACATCCCGTCTTCCTTCTTCTCGAACAAGTCCAGACCGATCGACCCCATGGAGTTGGAGATGAGGTCCACGCAGCGCATGACGGTCGCGATGCCGTACGCATCGATGATGTTCGTGATGACGCCGTTGGAGGATGCGTTCGCCGACTGGATACCCTTCATCCAATCGTCCGCATTGATGCCGCGGGTTGTGATGCTCAAGGTTCTGCCGAACATACGCAACTGCACAGGCAACGCCCTCCTATATGACACCATTATATCACGATGTCATTACAGGCTAGGCGCGTTTGTCAAGTGTCAGAAAAAGAGGTCGTCCATGTCCGTGGTTTCCTTGTCCCGGACTTGAATCCGAGCCATGGCGTTCATCGTCGCGGCCGCGAGGTCGATGCGCTGCACCGAGTCCTTGGTCTTCTTTGTGAGCCGGATGTTCTCCTTGTCGTCCTTGAACTCCACGGCGTTCATGAGGTGCGCCAGGAGCAGGGGGTTCCCGTCATGGACCACCCTGCGCTGCAGCACCAGTTCGCGGAAGAGCTTGGTCGGGGCGTTGAGGCTCATCGTCCCCTGCCGGACGTCGATGGCCGCATCCTGCCCGTACTTGCGCGTGATCGCCACCGCGAACGGCACGGCGTTCGCAGGATCCATGCACCACTCCAGGATGCGCAGCATACACCTCTCGGCCTCGCGCTCGGTGTATGTCTGCACCCAGTCGTAGTCGGTGACATCGCCGTCCGTGACCACGAGCCATCCCTGCGCGGCCCACTCGGAGTACGGGATCTTGTCCATCTTCTCGTGGTAGGCGAGGGTGTTCTTCGGCATGAACCCGAACGCGCGGACGGCGATCCTGCCGTCCTCGAGCGCGATGGCCAGCACGGATGCGGTCAAGTCGATCCGCTTCGACAAATCGATGCCCACGAGCGCGTCCGTGCCACGGATGAGGACATCCAGCTCCTCCGGCTCCATGCGGCACTCCTCCCACGCCTCCACGCACCGCTCGAAGTAGTATGCGTCGGACAGGCGCTGCCATTGGTTCGTGCGCTTCGTGAGCCACTCGCGGATGGCGATCGTGTCGTTCATGGAATAGGCGGCGTCATGCTCCGACCGGATCTGGTCGCGCAGCTCCTTCGAGTATGCGTTCTCGACGCGGAGGATCGGGTTCGCCTTGAGCCAGATCCTCTCGTCGTGGACATCGTCATCCTTCTCCAGCTCTCGGATCATGACGAAGTAGGTGTCGAACTTCCGCCGCGCGGCCGGATCCTGTTGCGCACCGGCGCAGACCTCGAGGATGAACTTGCATAGCTCGTACTCGCGGTAGCAGGGCGAGGTGTCCGCAGACCCGCCGGCCGTGCTGATGATGACCATGAGCGCCTGTGTGCGCTTGCCGAACGAGTTCCACAGGGTGTCGTGGATGATGGACGTCGGGTGCGCGTGGTACTCGTCCAGGATGACCATCGTCGGAGCGCCGGAGTCCTTGTTCTTCGTGTCCCGCGACAACGCCCTCATCCACCCGCCCCGGGTCTTGTGCTTGACATAGGTCTCCTTGACATCGAGGTGCTTGAGGATGAGCGGGCTGCGCAGCGCCATCTCCTTGGCATCTCCCCAGACGCGCTTCGCCTGGCCACGGTCCACGGCCGCGCACTCGACCTCCGGCGAGGACTCGAATATCTTCGACTCTGGGTGGTTCGGCGGATACCAGACATCCCCGCACATCCCGTAGAGCGCGAGACCCGACGCCTCCGATGACTTCGCGTTGCCACGGGCGCGGAGATCGAACACCTTGCGGAACCGTCGTGCGCCGGAGTCCTTGTGGACCCAACCGGCGATGCATCCCATCTGGAACTTCTGCCAGTCCAGGAGGTGGATGTGCTGCCCGACGAGCGGTCCGCGCGTGTGCTGGCACACCTTCTCGAACCAGTCGTAGATCCGCTCCATGCGCGTGTCATCGAAGACATAGGGGAAGTCGGTGTCCCCGATCCGCGACAGGTCCTGGACATGGCGCTTGCAAGCGAGGCGCTCGGACAGGCACATCGCCGAATCGTTCTGGTGCGCTGCGGCGTACCCATGCACCGGATGCCGTGGATCCAGCTTCATGGCTTCTCCTGCGCCTTGCGAAAGACGTCGAGTACGGCATCGATGTTGTGGACGCTATGCTCTGTGCTATTGTCTTTGCAGACTGAGCATTGTACAGGCTTCCCCTCTTCGGGTGGGAGCCAAACGAACCACCGCAGATCCTGCCCGATTAGCCACACCAGCGCGTCCCACTTCTCGGCCTTCTCCATGATCTCATCAACCGGATCCTGCTCCCGCTCTTTCATTTCTCTCTCCTCACCCGATGATCAGGCCGCGGATGAACGCGCCGATCAGATCCCCCAGCTTCGCCGCGCCCACGATCAGCGTCCCCAGCCCCACCAGCGAAAGGATCCACACCACCAATACGAACGACCTCGGAGTCTCCTGCTCGTTCCCGATCATGTCTTCTCCTTCGCCTTGCGCTTGCGGTCTCGAATCTCGTGAAGCGCTTCCAGGTCGTAGAATCGGGACATTCTCAAACACCCCTCGCAGTACGGGCCGTGATAGGCCGTCCCAAGCGAAACCCATTTGTGTGGCTCTCCGCAGAAGTCGCACCGTTCCTTCTCAGCCATTAGACGCCTCCCTTGCCTTTGCCTTGCGATAGGCGGACCCTTCTATAATTTGCATTACGTCAAACTGTGCGTTGGCATATCCGGCCGCCGTATAATCGTTCCATATTCCACTTGGCGTCTTTGCCCATCCCTCTATCTCCATCTGCTTCTCTGCGGCAGAGAGGACAAGATTTAGAGCAGAATTATACTCGTCACAGTATCGCGATCCCATTACAGGGCCAGTCATATTCTTTACAACCTTGATTGCTTGTTGCAGGGTCATCTGATTGTCGCTCATGTCTTCTCCTTCCGCATCTCGTTCAACTTGCAGGTGTCGCAATGCATCGGCCAGGTCTTCCCCTGCTTCTTGAGATACTCGACGTACTCCTCGGCCGCGGACCGGTTCCTGTAGCAGCTCGTGTAGTGGACCGTCGGAGTGCGGTTGACTCGGAAGGTCGGCGCGTTCAGCTCCAGATACATCGCGCCCTGCCCCTCGCACCACGAGTACCGGACCACCGTGCCTCGGTAGATCTTCAGCCCGTGCAGCCAGTAGACCTTGTCCCCCGGCTTGATGGCCGGCAGCCATTGATCATCCCATTGCTTCGCGGCTTCGATGACCATTTTCGCCGCCTTGTTGAGCGTCGGACTATTCAGACTTGCGCATATCTCAACGCCTACCATCATCCCGTCGATCGCGTCCTTGAGTTCCATCCTGCTCATTTCTTCACCTCCACGATCGGACACCAACTCGGTCGGCGGCGCGTCTCGCGCGTGGACCGGTCCAGACGGTCGCAATTGACCGTCTGCGTGATCCATGACATCGGATCACGAGAACCGAATGGACACATACGGCAGTTTCGGATCCTTGAGTTCTTGAAGGTATACTCATACTCCAGCTCGGGAGTCGAGGTGATGACCGTCTTCGTCTTCATGACTCATACACCACCAGTCCGCAGGGATCAAGCTTCTCCAAAACGAGGTCGTACGCCTTCTGCGCATACTGGAGGCCGGTGGTCACCAACAGAAGCGCCTTCTGCTTCATCTGGGCAACGACCTTCTCGGTGTCATTCGGTAGGCAGTATGCCCTCCAGGTCCCGCAGCCCTTGTACCACCCCGCCTCGGATATCATGGACTCGATCACGGCCTCTTCGACCATGGCACGGGTGAGCCGGCGCAAGTTGTAGCTGGACGGCTCCCAGATGTACATGGCCGGCGTCTCGCGAACCTCGATCTTCTCCACCTTGACCTCGCAGGTCGCGTCTCTGATGTCGTAGGAAAGAACCACCCTGTGAATCGTTGTCATGTCTTCTTCACCCCACACTTCCAGGGAACAACAACTTGAGAATCTCCGGAAGCACCAGCGTCTGCTCCGGAGTGGCTTGGCGATCGATATAAATCGGGTGTTTCCCTTGAAGTACCGCCGATGCGAAACTGCGCATCTTTTGTTCGAGGTCTTTGGCTTGTTCCGTTGTCATGTGAACAGATCCTCCCCATCCGCGATTTTCGGCTTCTCCTTCGGCGGCGTCTTCGGAACCGCCTTGATCCGGCTCGTCGGCGTCAGCAGCAACCGGTCCATGATCGGGACCATCTGCTGCCGGAGGGCGCGGATGGACTTGCCGATGTCGTTCGCTCGCTCGAGGAACGTGTTGAACTCATCCGGCTCCAGAGGGCGCTGGTCCTGCCCGACGAGCAACAGACCGTTCGACGCCATCTCCGCATAGTCCTCGATGCCCGTCTGCAGCTTGCGCAGCTTCGCCATGTCCCGCCACATGAGGCAGTACTGGTTCATGAGGTCGGAGTCCATCCGGTCCACATAGGGGTTGTTCGAGTAGAGGAGGCACAGTTCCTCGAACTTCGCATTGGCGACGGGGTCTTCCTGCACCTCGGGATGCATCAGATACGCCTTGGAGTTGGAGCGGATCGCCTCCTCCGCTCGCTGCCGGAACTCGATCTCCGTCCTGGAGAACTTCTTCAGACCGCCGTCGACGATGGCGGCCAGAGTGGCCGCGCTGCGCCCCCGATTCGCGGAAACCGTGGCTTCTGCGCCTCTTTCAACCTGTTCCGGGGCGATCAGGACCGGATGCGCCTGGTTCAGACCGGTTTTGGTCTGTTTTACCCGTTTCTTCGATTTCTTCCTCTTTTGGGGAGCCTTCTTTCGTCCTTGGGACACCGTAGCCACCGCCTTCCTATAGTCCGATACTAGCACTTCACTATGTGCCTTGCAACCCCTCTGGGGGAACCGACCTGGCGGAACTCGGAAAACGACCCCCCTGGGGGTGTTTTCTCTCATTCGAG